CACATTAAACAAATGTGGCTTCTTTCTTCTTAGCTCAGCCTCTTTCTTTCGCTTTCTTTCCAATTTGCGTTCGAGTCTAGCTTGTTCCAGTCTTTCTATTGTTTTCTTTTCTCTGTACTCGCTTAAACGCGTACCTTCTGGTGCGCCCATTGCTTCATGTAGTTCCCAACCGTCTTTTACTCTTTTAGAAACCATTCCAGCGGTTATACCGTGACTTTCTATTAATTCCATTTCAAATTTACTGAACCTATAAGGTTTATCGTGTATCCTTACAATTCTTGCTGTTTTCGCCATTTATTCCACCTCTTATATTTCTTCTATTCGTATGATTATTTTGGGCTCAATTCCATAACGCTTTGAGCTAGTTATTTCTGTAATTTGGTTATCGTCTTTCCATACATGGCCATTACAAGCATCTAATACCGTTTTAATTAAGTTGTCGATATCCGGCTTAGTCACTTTATACTGCCCAACCATTTCGCTTTTCTTTTTCTTCGACCACGATTTAAGCAATGGAAAGTAAAAGTCTAATTCGATTTTTAGTGCGCGCTCTAGATTTAACTTAGGCATTTGCCCTTGTATATACGCTTTATGCTTTGTGTAAGACGTTGGCATGTAAGTTTGAACAAATCTACCTGTTTTACGAAAGCGTGGACGAGGCGACCCCATCGGCGCATTAAACACTTCATTAAATTTAATTTCTATCTCCATGTAATCCCTCATATATATTCAAATAAGCTTGTTTGGTGTCCTAACTCCATTTGTTCATTATCAATAAGTGTATTTAATTCATAATCGTCTAAATACCAACGACGACCATTAAATTTTGTTTCTTTTATTCCAACAACTAAATGCCGACCATCTTTAAAATGTGGTGTAACTGAAAACATTTTGTTGCCGTCATGATCAAATAGATAGTATTTATCAAATGCATCCATTTTCAATCACTCCCATTTGCTATTTAGACGCTTAATAAAAGCCTCTCTGTCTTTCTCGAGGTTTTCATCTACTTCCGGCGTTTTCGTTTCTCTCGTGCCGTCTGTGAGCCATTTAGGCGTTTTTTCTTTTGATTGTTTAACGTAAGGTTTATAATTTTGTTTTTTGCTTTCAAGTTGTTGCTTTTCAAATGCACGTACTTGTTCAATAGATTTCAAGTTTGCATTAAGCCATGTATTCAAAATGCTTTTAGCATATCCCCAAGTAACTTTGTTTCTGTCTTTAGCGATTTTAAGTGATGCGGTAACTATTTCATCTGAATCATTTTCAAATGAATCAAGATAGTAATTTAAATCGTCTAAATTGTAAGGAGTTATGAAACCGAATCCGTTATCTTGGAAGAAGTCGAAGGCAACTGCCTTCTTCTTCTTCTCATTCTCATCATTCTTTACATTATCCCCATTCTTTACATTCTTGTTTGTGTTGATTTGTTGTTGATTTGTTGTTGATTTGTTGTTGATTTGTTGTCCATTTGTTGTTGATTTGTTGTCGTTTTTGCTGTCGGAATTTTCTTCCATACTTTGATAAATCGCCCAATTGACAACGGTTATAACAGAAAATTTGTTGTCGGACTTTACGACGATAGTTCCAAGGTTTTCTAAAAGCTTTATGTAGTCTCTTACTGTGGATTCTTTGAGACGCAACTCTTCGCTTGCTCGCTTTCTCCCGAACACAAATTGACCTTTTTCTAATTCAACAACTCGTCTGCCAACAAGCTGTGTATGATCCTTATGACTAGCCTTCATAAGACAATATGCAAATACTTTGAATAACTTTTCGTTCTGAAAAATAGGCGAATCTAATAGTTTTCTATGAAGTTTTATCCAACCAGTCATATACACACCTCACTTTCAAACCGGTTAAATTAGAATGGTAAATCATCGTCATCTATTTCAATAGGATCATTCGCATTTGCGAACGGATTATCTTTTACTGGTTTGTTATATGGATATTGAGACTGTCCACGTGATTGTTGCGCTTGTTGTTTGTATAAATCTTGTTGAGTGTCATTTGAGTTTTTCGGTTCTAAAAATTGAATACTATCAGCAATAACTTCCGTAACATATACACGTTGACCTTCCTTATTTTCATAATTCCGCGTTTGTAACCTACCATCTACGCCCGTCAACGATCCTTTAGATAGGTATTTATTAACGTTCTCTGCTTGTTTTTTAAATACGATGATATTAATAAAGTCTGCCTCGCGCTCTCCTTGTGCATTCGTAAATGTGCGGTTAACTGCTAATGTGAATGATGCTACATTTACACCACTTTGAGTGGTTCTTAATTCTGGGTCTCTAGTTAAACGACCAACTAATATTGTTCTGTTTAGCATTTATAAACCTCCAACATAAACGGGCGCGCCCGTCACTTTTTGTATTTCACTTTTAATGTATTTTGCATTTGAATTTTGACTACTTAAATGAATTAAATGTATTTCTTCAAGTCTAGTTAAATCATTTGCTTTCAACATTCCTATAGCATGTTCTAAGCTAAAATGAGACTCCATAATTCTATTTGCTAATGTGCTGTGCACACTGCCGTTTTTTATGTTTTCCTGTATTTGTTCATAGATATAATTAACTTCTAACATCATGTGCGTAATGCCGTTAAATTTGTATTTCAAATACTTTGTATCAGTAACATACAGAACCTTATAACCTAATGTACTTTGTAATAAGAAAGCCACAGGCTCGTTAGCATCATGTTCGATGTCAAACGGTAGAATTGACCATGTACCTATTCGCAGCTCTTGCTTTGCCTTAATCGTGCATAAGCGATGACTTTCAAAATTCATAGCTTGTTGTGTTCCAGCAGTCATATAGCTGATTACACCATTGTCGACAAACTGCTTTGTGTACTTTGCATGATCACCATGTTCGTGTGTGATAAGACACCCTGCTATATGTCTTGTTTTATATTTGAAATGCTTTTGAACACGTTCAAATTTTATACCTGCCTCAAGTAGTAACGTAGTACGTCCATCATTTAAGACGTAGCAGTTACCACTTGAACCAGTTGCTATTGTTTCAATTAAAATGGCTCTTCTTCGCTTTCTTTTTCTGTTGCAGGTTCTTTTATTTCTTCAAAGTCAGATACATCAATAGGCTTATCATTTTCTAATTCTGTGTATTGTGCTTCTTCAAGAACTGGTTGTTCAAAGTCCAATTGTTCTTGATTTGCATTTTCTTCAACTTCTGCGTCCAACACTTCTTTGCGTTGACGTTGTTCGGATTCTTGTGCGTATTTGAAAAGATTGCTATCTGTTGATGTGTTGATATAACGTTTAGCAGCTCTATTGATAACTGTTTTTTTAGCCATTTCTTCTTTGAAATTATTATGTGTTTTAGAATTTTGTAATGCTTTTTCATCTTTAATCATTGATGACTGCATCCATGCTTGTTTAATTTGTTCAATAGTCATGACTTCAATATAGTTATCTCGTCCATCATTAAATACGATTGTGCAGTACGCACCGATAATGTTTTCTTTGTCGATGTTAAAGAAGTCTTGTTCGTGTTTAATCGCTTTGATACGTCCTGTTTCTCCCATTTCTTGCTTGAATGTATCGCCTTTATAAATCACTTGAGCAACAACATCTTGAGCACCTGCATCACGTTTTAACATCATTACATTACCGTGATAGCTACGTTGTAACTGCATTTTGTTGCCGTAAGGAATAAAGTAGCATTGATTTTTAGCTGGATTTAAACCTTGCGTTACCATGTCTAATAAGGCATTTGCTTTGCTTGTATCGTTACAACTCATTAATTTGTTATCTTGGCTGATTTGTAACCATGCTTGTTTCATGGCATTACTTGGTGAATAATCATTTGGCAATTCCAAATTGCCTTGTGACTCTAAAACTCTCACTTTGTTTAATACGTTGTCAGATACGTTCTTTTCTTGTACTAATTGTTGTTCAATAGTTTGTAATTTATTATTTTCAGTCATTTTATATAGTCTCCATTCTTAATTTTTTATCTTGTTCATTTACTATCAATTGAATTTGTTGTGATTCTGTTTTGATAAGCTCTGTTACTGATTCAGCATTATCAATAAATATTGGCGCTGTAACTTTAAAATGTTTTGATAGTGTGTTGATGATATCTAAGCCAACATTAATTCTTGAGGCGTTATTTAAACCGCTGTCGTATTCGACGCCGTTAACCGTTGTGGAACATGTTTCTTCTAATTCGCCGTTAACTAAGGTATTGAATAACTTAAATTCAGCAATATCAAATTCGTTATTGATGTTTTCAGTAAGCATTTTGACTTTTGTTGTTGTAAATTCTTTTAAGATATAAAGGTCATGTGAATACTTTTCTTTTTCATCCAATAATCTGTCTTCTTCATTTCTTAATTCAGAAATAACATCATCTAGATGTTTATTTGATTTTTCGATTGATATTGACACTTCAATTTCTGATTTTTCTTGAGTAAGTTCGCTTATTTTGTCATCTATTCCTGAAACTTTATCTTGAATAGTTTTCCTGATGTTAGAGCGTTTTTGATTAATCTCATTTATCTCTAACATTACTGCTTTGTATTCGTCAGTTTGCGTAACGTCAACGTGAGTTGTTTTCAACTTATTAATTTTGTTTTGTATTCTTGCTGAACGCTCTTCTGCTTCGTTGATTTTAATTTGTAAATTATTGTTGTCATCCTCTAATTTCTCGATAATTGGCTTTATTTTCTTGCCCTCTGAAATAATGTGATTGATAGATGTTTGTATTGTTTCTAATTCTTTCGATTTGTTTGCATTGAATTTCTGCAATGCTTTTTCTCTTACCTCACTCACTTGTTCAGCTGGTAACTGTTGACCACAACAACTACATACATTGTCATCAAGATATTCAAATTTTTGATTTTTAGCTTTTTCTAAATCACTTTTTAATCCTTTATGATTTTCTAATAATTGATTACGTCGATTTTCTTCATGTGTAATTTGTTGTTTGTTTTGCTTTAATCTTGTTTTAAGATTCGCAACCGTTCCATTTTCAACGTGTAGCTCATTTGTTAAAGCATGTATTTTGTTCTCATTACTGGCGCTATTATTAGCTTCTATGCGCTTCAATTCTGATTGTTTATCAGCTAATTGGTTACGCAAATTAATTTCTTCTGCACCGTTTTGAATATCTATACGCTCATTTTCAAGTTGCTCAATTTCTTGTTTTATGATTGTGTGTCTATCATTATCGAATTCCGGTACATCCTGCTTATTTTGTTGCGTTTGGTTAATACGTATCGGAATATCTTTGATATCTTTGTTAATCTGTTTTATCTTGTCTGTAAGAATCTTTTTCTTTGTTTCAATTTCGTGATCTCCAAGAATATTATTTAGTTCTTTAAAATCATCATTTGTTTTAATGACATCCTCATCATTGATTGGTTTAGCGATTTCAAACAACAAACTTCTTCGTTTCTTCCAATCTAGTAAGTTAAATGCTTGAAGGTTCGTAATTAACTTGAATACATCTTCATCAATCAGTTCATCAATACGAGCTTTATAATCCTTTACTTTTATTGATTCATCATTGATATATTGTTTCTTCGTTCGACTTCGTGAGTATTCCTTGCGATTCGTTTTTTGATTTATTGTGTATTTAGGATGTGACTCTTTTTTAAAAGTCGTAATTTTTCCGTCGATTTCAAATTCTGCGAAAACAGTCGGAATTAACTCATAATTTTCTTCGTTTTTTTCGTTTAAAGGTACAGGGTTAAATGATTTGGTTGAACCGTCTAAACCCTTATCGAAAAGCAGCCATTGTAATGCGGTTGCTGTTGTAGTCTTGCCAGTCGCATTATTGCCGTATATTTTTGCATCTTTACCGTCAAAGTTAAATTTTTCTTCTTTGATTCCAGCAAAGTTCGATATAGTTAACTTATTTATTTTCATATCTTTCCTCATGCTCCTTTTTTAATCTTCCGATGACCTCTTAGCACCTCGATAATTAAATTTTTTATTCGTTCATGGCTGTCTGGATTGATTTCATGTATCTGCACAAGCTTATTGTTTGTTTTGTAACTGTCGTGATAGTGCAAGAAATTAATCGATAAGTATCCGTGATGATTACGTTCAATTTCCAATAATGCTCGTTGGTTTGACAAAGTATATTCGTCGAATAACGTCTTAAAAATATTCAATATATTTCTTTCTGTATCTCTCATGCTTATACCTACCATCTCATGACTAAGTTAATTAGCCTGTCTCTTTCGTCTGTGTTCTCTTCAATCCATTCATAAATAGATTGATTTAATATGTCTAATGCTGTGTATAGATCATTCTCATCTGTTATATTTATACCGTCGATAAATCTATCTTCTAAATCTAAGACATTCACTAGAATGCTGTAATCTTGTTTCTTAACTGCTAATTTAAAATCGAATCCGTCTACATTAATTACTTTTTGACATACATCGCCAATTTTGTAGTACATTGTTGACACTTCCTTTATTTCGTTTTATATTGAATATGCATTAATTTTCTAATTGTTTAGACTGTTACTCATTGCCGTGAGTAACAGTTTTTTATTCTTCATAAAAGTATTCCTTATAAAATATGAATGTTGCGATACTTGCAAATCCCGCAATCGACCATGCAGTGGTGAAGTATAGAAACGGCATAAGTACAATTGCCAAGACTGTGAAGCATAATACTGCTAATAGGTAGCTTTTATAAATGTTGCTCATTTTATTCTCTCCTTATATATTTCATTGAAATGCTCATCGACGAATTTATTCATCTTTCTTGCGTTAAATCTCCAGCGATTAAAATTCTCATCTGGGTAATGTACAATTCCTTGCGCTCTTAGTTCTTTTTCAAATCTAGGATGAAATAGTAATCTGTCCTTGATAGTCTCATCAGATGCAATTTTTAATTTCTTCTTTAAGTCGCTCATGTTCCATACAGGGTCTAATGAGTAAGCTATTAACTCTTCATATTCATCTTTTGTGATAAGTACATGTGTTTCAGGTATTGGAACGGTTACGTTTAATACATGTGGCATTTCTATCATTCCTTTCGTGTATAATGTTGTTATCTCCTACAGAGAGGAGGTGAATATTATGAAAAACTACTATCACCTTTTGTCTTTCGATGACGATTTAGCTAATGATGCAGCCAACGATCTGTTAAAAGAAGGTTGGGATATCGTTCATGTTGGTACAAAATTAGTTAAAATTTTGGATAATGGACAAGCGTACTACAATACTGAATACGTTCTGGGCGGAACTAAAAATCAGTATGAAAAATATTTAGAAGATTGCCAGCAGTCCGAGTTAGATTATTTTTAACTTATGTTTTTCTGCGGTTATTAGCTAAATACTTTTGTTCTCTATCAATTAGGTAGAGAACTTTTTTAATTTCGGTGTAAGAAAACTTTTCTAGTTCAATACATTGATTAATTACAGACATTAAATTCTTTTGTTTATTATTTAAATTCTTCTTTTGGATTTTTAAAGAATAAATTTCTTTCATATCTTCCATAATGTTTATGCTCCTTTCTGCTATACTCCTATTAAGGAGGTGAATTCGTATGAAGTTAAAACACGATTGCATACGTGAAGTTCTTTTAGTTATAGAGAGTGATTTAAAATTAAATAATGTTCTAGATAATGAAGACCTAGAAAATACAATTAAAAATTTCTCACGTGAAGACATCGAATACACTGTTAAACAATTGACCGGTGCAGGTTATATAGACGCTGAATTCTATATGGAAGGTTATTTTGTTAAACATATGAATTTTTCAGGTCACAACCTTTTGGATGATGTTAGAGATGTCGAAGTTTGGAGAGAAACTAAAGCTAAAGCGTCAAAAGTTTCTTCGGTTTCAATCCCTATAATTCAACAAATCGCATCGTCAGTCGTTAACAAGATGCTCGGGCTATAGTAGTTTAAATTCAACACCGTCTATTTGAACGAACAGATTATCTAAGTCAGGTATTTTCTTTTTATATAAATCAAACCTTGATTTGATATCTGCTAATAAATAGGTATCTAAATTACCAATTGATAATAGTCGTCTATTACCGGCTTCGTCATAGTAGTAATAAATGACTTTTTTGTTTTGAGCTTCCATTTGCTGCGCCCTCCTGTTAAGCAGTTACGTTAGCTTCATAACCGAATTCAGTCATGATTTCATGTATTTTCAATCTGCCTTTTTGTGTCCATCTAGTTTGTAAAACTGTGTCTTCTCTACCGTCAGAGCGTACAATTGCTATAGTGTCTGATTCTGTGTAACTCTTGCCCATGTGTTCTGAGTAAAGCACCCACTGTTTATTTACTTTTCGTTGTAATCTAGCTTCGTGTAGTAGCTTATTCAACTTTTGTGCTGAAATCCCGTAGTCTGCCGCGATTTGAGTTGTAGCTAATGTGCCAGTTGACTTTAAGATTTCATCTACATAGTCTGCTTTGGGTTTTAGTTCTCCGATTTCTTGTTGTAAAACTAAGTTTTGCTCTTTTTCTTTCTTATACTCAGTCAACACTGTAATGATGTAGTCTGGATCTTTTAATGTTTGTTCAATTACATTGTCTGTTGCGTAGATACCGTGTTTGCGAATAGCTGGTAGGACATCTGATGTTACCCAGCGTTTGAATTTTCGAGCGGTTTCTCTGATTTTTTCGTTTTTGCTTTGTTTAGAAGCGTCAAAGATTAAACTGTATAAGCCTGATTCGTTGATAATGATCATATTTCTGTTTTGACCTGATGCACTAAATTGGTGCGTCAGCTTGTCCTCGCTATCAACATGATTTCTGATGGCATTGTCTGCCCTTGCATATCCTAAAATCTCAGCAATATCTTTTCCTACAAAATAAGGTTCGTTTTCAATTTCCACTGTTCTTACTGGTAGCTCTTTAAAATTAAATGTTTGTAATGCTTGCATTGTTCATTCCTCCTTTTACGGTTTAACCGTTATTTTTGGTTAAAAAAATAATATCATCGTAGGATATGTCAAATTTTTCTTCTATCTTTTTTAACTGCGGAACATTAGGGAAAGTCTTTCCTTTTTCCCAGTTATGCCACACATCAGCAGACACGCCAACTTTAGCGCCAGCTTTAGCTTGAGTCAAATCATATTTAGCTCTCAGTGTCTTTAATGTTACCGGTTCTTTTTTAACGATGATTTGTGTCATTGTAGTACCTCCTTGCTTAATAACTGACTTAAGTATATTACGGTTTAAACGTAATGTCAACACTTAAACCGTAATTTTATTTTTTATCTTGTGTATTTTACGATTAAGTCGTATAATGAGTGTGTAGTATTAGATGAAGGGATTGAATTTATAATGTTAGGCAACAAAGAAATTATGGCAAAAAATATTTCTCGTCTCATGAAAGAAAATAATATTGATAGAAATAAATTGTCTAGAGACTTAAAAATAAGTTATACAACTTTATCAGATTGGATTAACGCAAAAACGTACCCGAGAATAGACAAAATCGAAATGTTAGCCAAATACTTCGGAGTAGAAAAATCATCACTTGTTGAATCACCTAGCAAAATCGTGCAACTTGATACACTACCAGTTAAAAAAATACCAGTTGTATCAAAGATATCTGCTGGCATGCCTATTTACGCAGAAGAAAATTTAATCGATTACATATACTTCGCTACTAAAAATTTGAGTTCTAACAAAGAAGAATTCGGATTACAAGTGTCTGGGGATAGTATGGACAAACTCTTTCAAGAAGGTGACGTTGTAGTTGTTGAAAAGGATTCGACTGTTGAAAATGGTCAATTAGGCGTTGTATTAGTCAATGGGTACAACGGTACTGTCAAAAGAATACGTTACAACAACGACCAAATTATTTTAATTCCTGAATCAAACAATCCTAGTCACTATCCACAAGTATACGGAAAAGATGACGAGATTAAGATTGTAGGTAGAGTTGTAGCAAGTCAAAAACTATTCAAATAAAAGGACTGATTATAGGGAAATATAAGATTTTAGATTTTTCGGAAGAAAAAAATTATTACTCAAGAATCGAACTACGGATTAAGAATACATGTAGAATATAGAGTTTAATCAAATTGATTTCTATTTTTGATTAAGCAATGTTTAAACTTCTATACAAACACACTAAAGAAGAGTGGTTACTATGAAAAGTAAATTAATTTTATACTATGAATTTATTTTGTTTGTACTAACACTTTTGGCTATTACCGCCATTTTTATAAACGATCCACTTCTAAAAACAATAGACATTATTGTTTATGCTATTTTTGTTACTGATGTGACGGTACGCTTGTTGTTAAGTAAAAACAAAATTAAATTTATTCAAAATAACATTTGGGATTTTATAGCTATAATTCCCTTCGATTCTATATTTAAAGTCGCAAGATTAATACGATTATTCAAATTGTTGAGGTGCTTATCTATACTGAAAAGGTATACACCCACTGTTTTGAACATACTTAATCAACACGGCTTAATGAATGCGCTAGTTTTTATAACCGTCACTATAACATCTTTGAGCGTACCTGTATATTTAGTTGAACCAAACATAAAAACTTACGGCGATGCTCTATGGTGGGCAGTTGTAACAACGACAACTGTTGGATACGGCGATTTATCTCCTTCAACAATTGTAGGCAGAGTGATTGGATTTATTCTTATGATATCGGGAATTGGAGTTATAGGGCTTTTAACAAGTTCTCTAGCTAGCCATTTTATACGGAAAAAACCTCAATCGAATAACACAATAGAATTTTTAAAAGAAGAAATAAATAGAATAGAAGATTTATCCAACAATGATATAGAACGGATTTGTTTAATGCTAAAATCTTTCAAAAAATAATGACGATGAGTTTTATATCACTGGTAGAGTTATATAGGGAGAATTCATTACCTATCATCTCACTTTTAAATATATGTGGATTAAAGAATTGAAGTATTAATCATGCTTATTTGAAAAAGACGTCTATTTCAGCAGTGTTTGAAAGGAAGTTTATAATGAAAATAACTAATTGCAAAATAAAAAAAGAAACTATAGTATATGAAGTTTTAACTAGTGGTAATCAACCATTCACTTATGAGTTACCTAAAGATTTATCGTCACATAATGCGCGTAAATACTTGGAATTTATTTCACAAAAAATAGATGGCGATAAGTTAACCAAAGAAGATTCATTATGATTTTACTAATCAAAAAACGTCTACAAGTGTAGACGTTGAATGGTGGTGAGAGTGTGAGCGAGAATAAAGGAGAAATGATGACGCATAATATAGAAAAACGCATTAATAAATTAAAAACTTCTGGAAATCCAAAATTTAAAAAATTAGATTCAGATATTCACTATTTACTCAAGAGATTTGAAGGTGAAAAAAACCATAAAGGTTTTTATCCAAAGTTTAAACAAGGAGAAATAGTTTTTGTAGATTTCGGTATAAACGTTAATAAAGAATTCTCTAATTCACACTTTGCAATAGTGATGAATAAAAATGATTCTAATACGGAAGATATAGTAAATGTTATTCCCTTATCTTCTAAAGAAAACAAAAAGTATTTAAAGATGAATTTTGATTTGAAATGGGAGTATTATTTAAGATTGTTTTTAAATTTAATTAGCGCGCAAAATAATTCAGCTATATTAAAAGAAGTTTTCGATAAAAAATACCAAAAAAACAACACAGAATTCATCACTAAAGATTATTTTAGTGAATTTATATCTGATAGTTTAGAAATTGAAAATAAATTAAATAAAATTGACAGAAACATTAATAACATAGTATCAGCAATTGATAAGGTAAAAAAATTAAAAGGTAATAGTTACGCTTGCATAAATTCTTTCCAGCCGATTAGTAAGTTTCGCATAAGAAAAGTTTTACCCCAAAAAATTAAAAATCCAGTAATAGATTCTTCGGATATTATGTTACTGATAAATAGAATTAATAATAATATATTGCAGATTCCTGATATAAGATGATATAATTTTAATATATTAAAGGTTTATCCTTTAAAACACGTATATATTCGTTACCATTTTTGGTAATTAACCATGTAATCTTATAACTATAAGTGGCGTCTGTATTTTATACAGGCGTCTTTTTTTATACAATTTTCATGGGTAGCCGGCCTACCCTTATTATTTTTTTGCCAATTTTGAGGAGGGAACGCATGAAAACACGTTGTTACGATGGTAAAAAATGGCAATATGAATTTAAGTATGAAGGAAAAAGATACCGTAAGAAAGGTTTTAGAACAAAGCGTGAAGCTAATTCTGCTGGACTAGACAAGTTAAATGAGTTAAGAAGTGGTTTTAATATAGATAACTATATAACTCTTGAAGAATACTTCGAAAATTGGATTAAAACGTATAAACAACCTGTTGTTAAAGAAAATACCTACCGTCATTATAGAAATGCATTACAACATATACAAAAACATAAAATAGGTAAAATGGAGTTATCAAAGATAAATAGACAAGTTTATCAGAAATTCATAAACGATTATTCAAAAGAACACGCAAAAGAAACTATAAGAAAAACAAACGGTGCTATTCGGTCAGCTTTAGATGACGCATTATATGATGGGCTTATTTTTAAAAATCCCGCTTATAAAGTTAATTATAAAGCCGGCAAACCTACGAAGTCAGAACAAGAAAAATTCATCTCGGTAACTGAATATGAAATACTAAAAGATCACGTCAGAAAGAAGAGAACTCGTTCATCATTAGCGCTATTCATAATGATTTGTACGGGTTGTCGTGTCAGTGGTGCAAGAAATATAAAGATTGAGCATATCAACCAAGTGAAAAACACTATATTTATTGACGAGCGAAAAACCGATACTTCCCCTAGATATATCAGTATCGCTAAATCTGATATGAAACACATTATGGACGTCATAAGTACATTTGCAATTAGCTATGATGGTTACATTTTCAAAGAAGCCGGATCTATAATTAACCTTCATGCTATCAATAATGCTTTGAAATCAGCCTGTAGAGTCAATAATATACCAATTATTACATCGCACGCATTAAGACACACTCATTGTTCTTATTTACTAGCAAAAGGTGTATCTATACATTACATTTCTAAAAGATTAGGTCATAAAAATATAGCAATAACTACATCCGTGTATTCTCATTTGTTAGAAGAAAAATTTAATGAAGAGGACAAAAAAACAACTAAAATTTTAGAAAGTATGTAATTTAGGGACCCATTAGGGACTCCAAACCCAATAAATACTGTTGTTACAAGCTTTCTATGTATCCAAACTGGGGACAATATAAACGCGCTGATTTAATCGGACAATCTTCTTATATTAAAAATAATGATGTCGTAATATTCAATGAAGCATTTGATAATGGTGCATCAGACAAATTATTAAGTAATGTGAAAAAAGAATATCCTTACCAAACACCTGTACTCGGTCGTTCTCAATCAGGTTGGGACAAAACTGAAGGTAGCTACTCATCAACTGTTGCTGAAGATGGTGGCGTAGCGATTGTAAGTAAATATCCTATTAAAGAAAAAATCCAGCATGTTTTCAAAAGCGGTTGTGGATTCGATAATGATAGCAACAAAGGCTTTGTTTATACAAAAATAGAGAAAAATGGTAAGAACATTCACGTTATCGGTACACATACACAATCTGAAGATTCACGTTGTGGTGCTGGACATGATCGAAAAATTAGAGCTGAACAAATGAAAGAAATCAGTGACTTTGTTAAAAAGAAAAATATCCCTAAAGATGAAACGGTATATATAGGTGGCGACCTTAATGTTAATAAAGGCACTCCAGAGTTCAAAGATATGCTTAAAAACTTGAATGTAAATGATGTTCTATATGCAGGTCATAATAGCACATGGGACCCTCAATCAAATTCAATTGCGAAATATAATTACCCTAATGGTAAACCAGAACATTTAGACTATATATTTACAGATAAAGATCATAAACAACCAAAACAATTAGTCAATGAAGTTGTGACTGAAAAACCTAAGCCATGGGATGTATATGCGTTCCCATATTACTACGTTTACAATGATTTTTCAGATCATTACCCAATCAAAGCCTATAGTAAATAG